GGGGCCAGGTGCAATATGGCCTGAGTTTTTGAGGGAGGATATTTTAAACGAAATTTACCTGGAAATTGAAGCAGGATCCACAGGTAAACCCAATAAGAGTGCTGAACTTCAAAATATTGAGCGAATAATTCCATTCTTAATACAAATACCGGGGATTGATCCTAAATTCCTTGCAAAAGAACTCTTAAAAAGATTGGATGATAAGATGGACTTAAATGAGGCAGTTGCAGAGAATATTCCAAGTATTGTTGCACAAAATCAGATGCAGGGAGCAACTGCAAACGTACAGCGAGGGGGTTCAGCCCCTGAAGCTCAAGGCGGTAAAGGTGGTGGAAACGCCCCTAAACCAAAAGTGGCAGGCCGTAGATTAGGGCCGCCAAAATAATTTAACTTTAACTAAGGACGTAATATGGCTGAAGAAGAGCTAATAGAACCGGACTCGTCCCCCAGTTCAGAAGATACAGAAGTAGTAGACGAGTCTTCCCCTGTGGAAGAAGAGGTGTCATCGTCAGACACCACAGAAGAAGTAGAAGAGGAAACTGAGACTTCCTTAATGGATGTTGTGCAAGATGCAATGCCCAAAGAAGAAGAGGAAGTAGTAGAAGCCGAAGAAACAACTTCTGAAGAGATTAAATCTGAAACGGAAGCAGAAGAGCCAGTTGCCGATCCTGATGATTGGTCTGATGTTCCGTTTAATAAGCACCCAAGATTCAGAAAACTCATTGCCGAAAAAAATGAGCTAAAGAAACTTTCGGAACGATACCAGGGTGATTCAGTACAGTATGGGAAGATTGCGGATTTTATAGCCGAAAATAACCTGACTGCAGAAGATGCAGCAGAAGGGTTTAAACTCATGGCTCAATTAAGAAATGATCCAGAAGAGGCTTATAACTTACTCCAAGGTCACTTAAACAGTATTGGTGAATTAACTGGGAAAACATTACCGGAAGATATTCAAGGTAGACTTGATGACGGATTTTTGGATGAAGATGGTGCAAAAGAATTAAGTCAAGCCAGGGCTAATTTGCAGCGTGAGCAATCTTTGCGAGAAAATGCACAAAAGCAAGCAGAGACTGTTAATAAGCAAACCAGGCAAAATAAGGCCCAAGCCCAACTCCAGCACTTGCAGAAAGTTGTGACGGATTGGGAGGCAACGACAAAAAACTCTGACCCGGATTTTTCTCTTAAAAGGGATGAAATTAATGACCGTGTGGCTGCTCTGGTTAGTGAAAGAGGCAGACCTGTGACTTCTCAGGAAGTTTTAAGTATTGCTAATGATGCTTATACTACTGTGAATGAACGATATAAGTCTCGTACTCCTTCTCGACAGCCCATCCGCACATCAACAGGAGGAAAACTCGGTGGGACTCCAAAAGCGGAACCTGCATCAATGCGTGAGGCAATTGCCCAGGCATTACAAACAGGTGATGCTGCCTAAGTTCCATCATAATTAATAATTAAGGAGTAAAAAAATGGCAGCACTAAGCTCTGCTGAACTGGCAAATGTTGCAAATGCAGCTCTCGATTTCTATATAGATAAGGGAACTGTGTATGCAAACTCTTTGCAGGATAAACCTCTCCTTGCAGCAATGGAAAAGAGCAGCAAAACTTTTCCAGGCGGTAAGGGAGATGTCAGTTTAGCAGTAAAAGGAGCATACACAACTACAGTTGCAGGTTATACTGGAACAGATGCAGTAACGTATGCTAATCCTGCAAACATTGAAAGGGTGAATTATACATGGGCAGAACATCACGCTGGTATTTCGGTGACATTTACCGAACTCAAGCATGATGGGATTGTCGTTAATGATTCAACCACAGGCGAAGCAACTTCATCTAACTCTGGTAGAGAGGCCACAATGCTGGCAAATCTCTTGGAGGACAAACTTGATGATATGATGGAAGGTTATTCAAGAGGCATGAACACCCTGCTTTATGGAGATGGCACAACAGCCAACTCTCTGAAAGGGATCCGTTCCATGATTTTTGATTCACCTGGAGCTTCAGGTGTAACAGTTGGCGGTTTAAACACCAATACTAATACTTGGTGGAAAAATCGTGCAAATGTTTCAATTGCAACAACTTCTACTGGTCAGGTATTAATTGATACCCTACATTCGGAAATTCGGCAACTCCGCAGATATGGAGGTAAACCCTCTATTGCAGTATGTGGATCCGCTTTTCTGGATCAGCTCGGAACTGAGCTGAAAAACAAGGGGAATTATACCCAGACAGGTTGGAGTGGAAGTGGCAAAGCTACTGACATCAGCATGGGTGAAATACATTATGGAGGAATAAAATTCCAGTATGATCCCGAACTTGATGACATTAACCTTCCCGGAAAAGATGGGAACAAACGCTGTTACATTATCGACCCTAGCAAAATGTATATTCATTACATGGCAGGGGAGAAGATGAAACGGCATTCTCCGGCTCGTCCAGCAACAAGTTACGTTCTTTATAGAGCGATTACAACTACTGCTGTACTTTGTGCGAGTCAGTTAAATTGTCATGGAACCTACGAAATTCAGTAGAACCTGACTTAACTAGGCAGTCCTCCGGGACTGCCTAACCTTTAATAAAAATTAGATATGGAAAATATTTATCGTTGTAATGTGGCTCTCAATGGTGATGTAAGACACGTTATTAGTAAAGAGGGAGTAACAGTCCCTGAACTTTCAATGCTCCGAACTATGCACAATCCTAGTTCAATAACATTAATTGCGTTGACAGGTAAGGAAAATTATGATTCTGATACTGAACGTGACAGGTTAGGTAAAATTTATACAGATATTAAGGTGCAGGAAGTTTTCGGCCCCTATGGTGATTTGCCTATGGATATTAAAAAATTAAGAATTGACGATGGATGTATGGAGAAGGGTGAACCAATAGGGACATTCCCAAAAAAGGTAAAGAAGAAAGAAGTTAAAAAGTTTGTGGCAGATGCAGAAGAAATGATTGCAGATGCAGAGAAGAATGAAGAACCAGAAAAAGGTTAATTATGGCTCGTAACACGACCCTACAAGTATTGCTGGATGATCTGAGAGCAGAAGCAGGTCATTCCGTCCTGGCTAACTTGGGCCGGGCAACAGAAACAATGATGCTGACTCTCCTTAACCGGGTGCAAAGACGGCTCTGGGAGGATTTCAGTTGGCCTTTCCTGCATACAAAGAAAGATATTGTTATGCAAGCAGGGCAACGATACTACAATGTTCCTTCAGGAATGACCCTGGAAAGGATTGAATCTGCAAAGTTTAAGTGGGGCAACAGGTGGGACAAGGTGACGTATGGAATTGATCCTGCCCATTATAACCAATGGGACTCAGATAGGGATATTAGGTCATGGCCTATAATGCGTTATGAGGCATACGGAGATGTTGCAGGTCAGTTAGAGGTTTGGCCCCTGCCATCTAATAATGGTGATGCAACAACAGGAGAAGGGGTTTTACGCCTGGAGGGAGTAAAAGACCTGAACCCCCTTAATGCAAAGACTGATACGGCAGATTTAGATGACCAGCTAATTGTTCTGTTTGCAGCAGCAGAGTTGCTTGCAAGACAAAAATCGGCTGATGCACAAATGAAAATGGGGCAGGCTCAGTCACATTATATAAGAGTAAAGGGCCGTTTATCCAAAGGTGAGCCAATAGTCTTTGGAGATGAAGAACCAGATAAATATAAGCCAAGAGGCCCAATCTTAATTGCACAGGCTCCCTAATGCCTTATGTACTTGTTGAAGACTTTAAGGGTGGAATTGATACCAGGAGGACTGTTGTAACATCAGTCCCTGGATCCTGTGTAACCTTAACAAATGCCCACATAACAAGAGGTGGTGAAATTGAGAAAAGACGAGCTTTTAAACTCTGGGCAACCCTGCCTGCCGATACTCATGGTTTGGCAGCAGGAGGAGGAAGGGTTTTTGTTTTTGGTAGTGCTAACACTACGCTGGCATCAACGCTACCTCCTAGTCTTAGTTATGTACGTTTCCAACATTCAGATACATCTACTGCAATGACAGATATTCTTGGATTAGATTTTTTTGAAGGAACCGTTTATGCATCAGCTCAGTTTGCAGATGGTATCATATACCATTATTGGGATG